GTCTCTTCTCACATGTGCTCAAAACCGGCAAATGGCTACCAGAGCGGCCATAATGATTTCTAACGAGGGAAAACCTAATGGCCAGACCACCCAAACCCGCAGAGGTTAAGCGCGCGACAGGTCGTACTCCAGGCCACGATTCCGGTGGGCGTCCATTAAAGGAACTTGCTGTAGTTACGCCTCTTCCAATGGCAGAATTCAAACCAGAATATCCTGAGATGCTCGGCGATGAAGGTAAGAAGTTTTGGGACAGAATCTGGGATTCAGCTATTGCGTGGATCAGTCCTCACTCGGACATGAATGCCGTAGAGAATGCCTGTCGATTGGCTGATGCTGCTCACGTGGCTCGGACCAAGTACATGGCTACCCTCGAGTCGGCAGATGCTCGAGCATATATCCAGATCAATGATGCTTTCACAAAGGCTATTGCTAGCCTAGGATTTGACCCAGTCTCAAGATCTAGACTCGGCGTCGCAGAAGTACAAAAGATCTCAGCTCTCGATCAGCTACTAGCTAAGAGGCAAAGCAGAAAATGACAGCAAAACAGGGGCAAAAAAAGATTGCAGGTTGGAAGCCACAGCATCTAACCGAAGTGCAGCAACTTAAGAAGACTCGTGGAGACGATGTCATTGAGTTTGCTGAAGCTTTATGCAAAATCACAAAAGATTCGATTGCAGGTCTAACTGGCGAGCCACTAGTATTTCGTGGTTGGCAGAAAGAGCTGACTAGACATCTATTTGCAGAAAAGCCAGATGGCAGCCTAAAGCACAAACGTGCTCTTATTGGTCTTCCACGTAAGAACGGTAAATCTGCTTGGCTCAGCTCAATTGTACTTGAGCACCTAATTCTTGGTCCGAACGGCGGCGAATCCTACTCATGTGCGGCGGATCGTGACCAAGCTAAGATTGTATTCAATAACGTAAAAGACATGATCAGGTTACAACCTGAGCTTGCCGATATGTTAGATGTGTACAGAGACACAATCTACAACCCAAAGACAGGGTCTACGTACAAAGCACTATCAGCTGAAGCATTTACCAAGGAAGGTCTTTCTCCTACTTTCGTTGCGTTTGACGAACTTCATGCTCAGCCTAATCGTGAGCTTTGGGACGTAATGTCTCTTGCGATGGGTGCACGTAGAGAACCTCTGCTTGTGGCAATCACCACAGCAGGAGTTAGAACTGATATTTCTGGCAAAGACTCTCTATGCTTTCAGATGTACGAGTATGGAAAGAAGGTTGCTTCAGGTGAAATCGACGATCCGACCTTCTTCTTTGCTTGGTGGGAAGCTCATCCTGATCTCGATTATCGTACGCCTGATGCATGGAAGATTGCTAATCCAGGATTCGATGACATCGTTTCGAAAGATGACTTTACTTCTGCCATTCGTTCGACGCCAGAACCTGAATTCAAAACAAAAAGATTAAACATATGGACAGCCACATCTGATACCTGGTTACCTCATGGTGCATGGGACTCAGCGTTAGACGCACGTGAAATTGAACCTGGCAAGCAAGTCGTGTTAGGGTTCGATGGGTCGTTTAACGGCGACTGCACGGCGATCGTGGCGGTTGAGGTCGGGGAAGTCCTTCATATCGCCCCGGTCGCCACCTGGGAAAAACCAGAAGAAGCAGATGCTGATTGGCAAATTCCAATTCTAGATGTTGAAGAAGCTTTGCGAGAAGCATGTAGAAAATACCAGGTAGTTGAGATTGCATGCGATCCATATCGCTGGGCAAGAACAATGCAAGTACTTGAAGAAGAAAATCTACCTGTTGTCACATTTCCGCAGACATCATCTCGTATGACACCTGCAACAACACGCTTCTATGAAGCTGTAATGAACCAAACTCTTTCTCATAATGGCGATCCTATGCTTTCTCGCCACGTGGGAAACGCAACACTTAAGGTCGACAATCGAGGAACTAGATTATCTAAAGATAAAAAAGGTTCTACACGTCGAATCGACTTAGCTGTGGCTTCGGTCATGGCACTTGATCGAGCAGCATGGTGGCATCAACAAGGCGGATTCCTGCCTTCTATATTTGATCCATGGTCCGAGGGGGAAACAAATGCGTAAGCAACTAAAAGAAATCGCTACAACTGTAATTGAAATTGCTGGAGCACTAGCAATCGCAATTGGAGTAGGTATCAACTGGGGATTTGGTACTGCGTTAATCGTAGGTGGCGTCTTCGCACTAATCCTGTCCTATCTATCATCGTTAGAGGTAACTGAATGAGTATTATCAAGCGCGCAGCGCCGCTGTATGGTCGATACCCACAGTTTAACAACTACGTGGCACCACTTTCACAGCTATACGGTCAGACTACAATCACATCTGCAGCCGGTGAGCGCATTGATGAGTGGACTGCACTAGGTGTTTCGACTGTTCTTGGTTCTGTTTCTTTGCTTGCTGATACAGTTTCATCTTTGCAATTGCGTCAATATGATGTAAAAAATGGCCAAAGAGTAGCTGTTCCTTTAGATCCAATCATCAAAAACCCAGATCCTGTATCAAATCAGTTCGAATTAGTTCAAATGATGATGTTTTCAGCCGCTTTGCACGGTAATGCTTACATTCACATCGATCGTGACAGAGGCGGCAATCCAATCGGATTAACACCGCTTCACCCATATCAAATGCAAGTTTTACCTACCGGTAACATGCAAGGACGTAGATATCTACACCTTGGCAATGAAATTCCTCAAGATGACCTAATTCACATGCGTTGGTTGACCCCACCGCAGTCATTGGTTGGCGTTTCACCATTGATTCAGACGCGCAACCTCACAGGTATTGCATTGGCAATGGATCGTCACCTTGCACAATGGTACGCAGAAGGTGGCACACCTTCATCTGTTTTAGAGACAGACGAAAAATTAACTAATGAACAAGCACAGATTTTGCGCAATACTTGGCTTGCAACACACAGAAAGCATCGTTTGCCTGCAGTTTTGTCAAATGGCATGAAATGGAAGCCAATCACATCATCTGCAGCTGACATGGAACTGATTCAGACACGTGAGCAGCTAATCCGTGACATTGCTCGAGTTTATCGTATCCCTGCAAACCTTATTGGTGCAATGAGCGACGGTCAAACATACCAGAACGTTGAACAAGCATCTTTGAACTTCTTAACTCATACAATTGCTCCTTGGTTGCGTAGAATCGAGATTGCATTGAGCCAGATTTTGCCACCAGGCCAAGATGTTGCGTTTGATACATCATCATTGCTACGAACAGACGCTCTCACACGTTCACGTGTGTACGCAATGGATATCCAAGCAGGAACAATGTCGCCTAATGAAGCTCGTCAACTACAAGGCCGCGAACCTTATGTTGGTGGAGACGTGTTCAATCAGGCGCTTGCTGGCAGCGTAACAGCTGGCGGAGAAGTGGCACCGCTTGGCGTCGACTCAGATAAGTCACTGCCTATCATGGGAGTAGTTGAATAATGGCCGAAATGTACCGCATTCCTAAAAATGTGCAAGAAGAAGCATCTCAATTAGAGTCTTCTATTGCTGAAGAAGTAAGAAACAACTCTTCTCTATCATTCGAAAGCGTGATAAAAGTAAGAGATTCATGGGGATTGCAAAACGGTACTGACTGGGCAACTAATATCTGCTCAAAAATTGAAGATAGAGCAATTGCTTTAATCACAATTGAAGAAAAAGAAGAAGAATCTACGCCAGATCTTGCAGAAGAGCTCAATGAACTGCTTGCAAATGTAGTTTCATTCTATTTCAAGGCTCATGGAGCTCATTGGAATGTCATGGGACCTGATTTTGCCGAGTACCATGATCTTTTTGGTGAAATCTATGGAGATGCATACAGTTCAATTGATCCAATTGCAGAAAATGTACGAAAGCTTGGAAAATCAGCTCTAGCAGGTCTTTCAACAATAGCTTTGACAGCAGAATTGCCAGAAACAGCAGCAAATGTAACAGATGCTCGTGTTTTGGCAGCTGAAATCTTATCTGCAAATGAAATGCTAATCGGAGAGCTTGCAGAAGCATTCGATTGCGCTATTTTGCACAATCAACAAGGTATTGCCAACTTCCTGGCTGAGAGAATTGACTCACATCAGAAGTGGAAATGGCAATTATCATCATCTTTAGGAGTAAATGTTATGAATCCTGATCCAATAAACGAGCAAATCGTGGAAGAAGAACCACGGAAAGCGGAGGACGAAGCGGTGATAGAAGAGCGCAAGAGCGCAATTGCAAGCGCTGAAAAGATCACGATGGATGTAGAAATCCGTGCTTTGGATACTGAAGACGGTTCAATTCGCATCGGTGGTTATGCTGCAACATTCAATCAAGAAGCAACGGGACTTAATTTCCGCGAAGTTATTGCTCCAGGAGCATTTACTCGCACGCTTCAAACAGGTAATCCTGTTTTCTTGCTAGTTAACCATGACATGGGCGAACTTCCATTAGCAGCAACACAGTCTGGAACTCTTCAACTATCTGAAGATCGAATTGGTCTTCGTATGGAAGCAGATCTTGATCCATCTAACCCACGTGCAGCGGAAGTTGCATCAGCATTGCGCCGTGGAGATGTTAACAAGATGTCGTTTGCATTCACAGTAGCTGAAAACGGCCAAACTCGCGAAGAAGGACTACGTACTCTGACAGATCTAGATCTTTATGAGGTTTCAGTAGTAACTTTGCCAGCTTATGACTCAACAACAGTAGGTATGCGTTCAGCTCAAGACGATCTTGAACTTGCAAAGCGCAAACTAGCCATCAAGCGCAACCAACATTCCTTACGCAGCAAGCGTAAGGCATAACCCTCGGCGCGTTAGCCCCGACGGTCATTCACCCACTAACAGGAAAGGGTCCAAATGACTCTCTCAGCAAAGCTCATCGAGCAGCGTGACGCTCTTGTTGCCGAGGTTGATACAACACTCGCAACAGAAGAAGTTACAGCAGAAGCTCTAGATGCAGCATCAGTGAAGCAAGATGAAATTGCAGCACTAGATGAGCGCATCGCAACAGCTCAGGCAAATGAAAAGCGCACAATTGCACTTGCAGAATCACGCAAGGAATCTGGCGTAGTAACATTCGGCGGAGCAAAGGTTACTCGCGAAGCGATGACCTATGATAAGGATGGACGTAACTCTTACTTCCGTGACCTTACAGCAGCAACAATCCGTGGAGATCGTGATGCTTTTGAGCGTCTATATCGTCACCAAGGTGAAGTCGATGTGGAAACACGCGATATCTCACGTACAGATACATCAGGCGGAGATTTCGTTCCACCTTTGTACCTAACAAACGAATATGCAGAGTTTGCTCGTGCTGCTCGCGTAGCTGCAGACAAGCTAACAGGAATGGCACTGCCAGTCGGTACAGACAGCATCAACATTCCAGCAATCACACTTGGTACCAAGACAGCGTTCCAGTCTGCAGATAATGCTGCAACTACAACACGCGACATGGTAACATCAACTGCTACAGGCGCAGTTCGTACAATCTCAGGCTATGAGAATGCATCGATCCAGCTTGTTGAGCAGTCACCACTTGCAGGCGGCCTAGATCGCATGATCTTCGGCGACTTGATGGCTGATTACGCACTACAGCTTAACACAGCAGTACTTGGTAACAGCGATGGCACAAATGGAACAATCCAAGGCCTCGTAAACAAGTACAATGACACAACAAACTCAATTCCAGTAACATGGACTGAGACAACACCAACAGCACAAGGTGGATTGCTAGCAATTGCTAAGGCAATCTCAAAGGTTGTAACAAACCGCTTCCGTGCTGCTGATGCAATCATCATGTCACCACAAATGTGGTACTGGTTTGTTTCATCTGTTGACACAGCAAACCGTCCACTAGTTGTTCCAACTGCTGGCGGTCCAATGAATGCAAACGGAGTTGTTACAGCTCCAGGAGCACCTGCAGGCCTCGTTGGTACAATCCACGGAGTTCCTGTCTACATCGATGCAACAATGCCAAACAACCTAGGTGCTGGTACAAACCAGACTCCAATCCTTGTTGGTAAGTTCGATGACTCATACCTATTCGAAGGTGGAGTTAAGACTCGCGTTCTTCCAGACGTGTTGTCAGCTAACTTGACTGTACGCTTCCAGGCATACGGTTACGTAGCAGCGGTTCACCGCTTCGCAAAGAACGTATCTGTAATCACAGGTACAGGAACAATCGTTCCAACAGGCTTCTAAGCCTTAGTATGTAGCGGTGGTCCTGCCTAGTGTAGGATCACCGCTACACATACTAGATTCTAGGGGGAATTATGGCAAGTATATTTCTTGAAGGACTTCAATCTGCTCGAGAGATTGTTCAAAACAAAGGCATTGCAGCTCTTGATGAACTAATCGATGAATTGAACAAAGTAGAAACAGCAGATGTAAAGTTGAAAGTAGAAACACGATGAAGTCAGGCGATCGTGTAGTTATTGGCATGGTCAATGACGGTTCTGTAGCAGCTGAGTTAGTTGTAGATCTACTTCAGATCCGTGGTAAACGCATGGATAAGTTTGATTCGTTCATTCAAGTCTCAAATATAGGTTTACTAACTAGATCTCGCAATGTATTAGTTAAAAACTTTTTAGAACAAACAGATGCAGCATGGTTGCTGATGTTTGATTCAGATCAAAGACTTACATTAGATACTTTTGATTTGCTAGTGCAAACAGCTCACCATAAAGAGCGGCCAGTTGTTTCTGGTTTAGTATTTGCAGCTTTTCTAGATGATAGCGACAATTTAAGGCCAGTTCCTACAATTTATCGCATGACTGAGCATGGTTTATCATGTTTAGACGACTATCCACAAGATCAAGTTGTAGAAATTGATGCAGCAGGCACAGGATGTTTGCTCATTCATCGAGATGTTTTGTTAAAATTACAAGAAAATGCAACTGATAATCAAGGCAAAAACTGGTCTTGGTTTGTTGATGGTGCAATAAATGGTACATGGTACGGCGAAGATTTACTCTTTAGTAAAAGATTAAAGTCTTTGGATATACCTATCCACGCACACACGGGAGCAATTTGCTCACACAAAAAGACTTTTTGGCTTAACGATGAACATCATAAGCCAATCAGGGACGAATCAATAAAAGAACTAAAGCAAGAGGGTTAAGTGTTACCCCCTGGCGTTTAACCCTCTTGCCTCTACTATGAAGGAGATACCGTGGCGACTAACTATCCTGGCGGCATAGACGATTTCAATAATCCAACGCCTACAGATTATTTAGATTCAGCAACCGTACCTCACGCAGCTCAACATGCAAATGCAAATGATGCAATTGAAGCAATTGAAAATGAATTAGGAACCAATCCATCTGGAGTCTCTCCTACTGTCAAAGCTCGACTCGATGGTATCGACAACACGATTGCACATATTGAATTAACACCTGGACCAACTGGACCAACAGGTCCTGTTGGAGCTACAGGAGCAACCGGGCCAATCGGTGTAACCGGTCCAATTGGAGTAACCGGTCCAACAGGCCCAATCGGAGCGACTGGCCCACAAGGAATTCAAGGAATCCAAGGTCCAATCGGTGTAACTGGACCTATTGGCGCAACTGGTTCAACAGGACCAATCGGTGCTACAGGCGCAACTGGTTTAGTTGGCGCAACAGGATCAACCGGGCCAACAGGTCCGCAAGGTGACATTGGTCCAACAGGTTCGACAGGTCCGCAAGGTATTCAAGGCGAAGTTGGAGCAACAGGTCCGATTGGCGCAACAGGTCCTACAGGGGCAGATTCAACCGTGCCAGGTCCTACAGGATCAACCGGACCGATTGGCGCAACTGGCCCAACCGGACCGATTGGTGCAACTGGAGCTGAAGGACCAACCGGCGCAACTGGAGCAACAGGTCCACAAGGTTACACAACTGGCCGTTACTACTATTTCAATGAATCAATCACTGAATTAACTGGTTACAAGCAACTTGGCGAAGAACCAACAGGTGCTGCAATGCAAACAGTTACAAATTCTGTTGCAGCAAATTCAACTGAGTTAATGCAGCAATACATTACTGAACCATTTGGTTTTACACTTATTCCTGCAGGTGTTCAGCGTTTCTCACTATTTTTTAGAGTTCCAACAGATACTTCAGATGTGTACGCATTTGCACGCTTGAAGTTAGCAAACAATGCAGGAACTGTTCTTGCCACAATTGGCGATACTGACCCAACACTTATTGGGTATGATGGTACAAACCCAGTATTAGTTGACACAGAGATTGTTTTGCCAAGTTCGGCAGTATCTGCAACAGATCGTATGATTGTTGAGCTATATGCACAAAATACTGATGGCATATCTCGAACTGTTAACTTTTACACTGAAGGTTCACAACATTATTCATTTGTAATCACATCACTTCAAGCACCAGAAGGTCCACAAGGTCCAACAGGAGCAACTGGCGCAACCGGTCCAATCGGTGCAACCGGAACTACTGGACCGACCGGACCAATTGGAGCAACAGGACCTAGTGGAGCTGATTCAACAGTTGCAGGACCAACAGGTCCGACTGGGCCGATCGGATCAACAGGACCAACAGGTCCACAAGGATCTTCTGGAATCGATGGCGCTACTGGAGCCACCGGTCCAGCTGGAGCAACCGGAGCAACCGGTCCTGCTGGAGTCGATGGAGCAACTGGACCTGTCGGAGCAACTGGCCCTGTCGGAGCTAGTGGCGCAACTGGTCCTCAAGGTATTCAAGGTATTCAAGGCGACGTTGGTCCGACTGGACCGATCGGAGCAACAGGTCCTGCAGGATTGGACGGAGCGACAGGTGCAACTGGTCCAGCTGGAATTGACGGAGCAACCGGACCGACTGGACCCGTTGGAGCAACCGGCCCTGTCGGAGCAACTGGAGCATCAGGAGCTGCAGGAATTGACGGAGCAACCGGTCCTACCGGAGCAACCGGTCCTGCTGGTACAAATGGAGCTACCGGTCCAACTGGACCTACAGGTCCATCAGGAGCAGATAGTACAGTTCCAGGACCAACAGGCCCAACTGGACCTACAGGAGCATCTGGAGCAACAGGACCTGCTGCAGCTTACGCACAAGCATCAATGCCAACAGGAGCTGTCAATGGATCTCTTTGGTTAGACACTGACGCCACTTCAACTACAGTTTTTGAGCAGTACTGGCGCAAAGCGATTACAACAGCTGGCACAACAATCAGTGGCAATGACGACTATTCACTCGCACTTGCCTACACTGTCGGCTTTGAGCAGGTCTACCTAAACGGTGTGCTTCTTGTTCGCGCTGTGGATTACACTGCGACCGATGGCACAAGCATTGTGCTCACCACTGCAACCACAGTCGGTGACTACGTTGAAATCATCACGACTTCGACTTTCACTGCAGCCAACACCTACACACAAGCTGCGGCTAATGCTGCCTTCCCACTGAACACCAGTTCGTTCTTCGCTGGCAAGAATAAAATCATCAATGGCGATTGTTTCTATAACCAGCGGGCTTTTTCAAGTCAAACGCTGACAACAGAAACTTCTGTTTTTATCGTTGACAGATTCAGCGGAACAAATGTCGTCGGCGGTAGCAGCGCATTTTCAGTACAACAATTCACGCCAGGAACTGCGCCGATTGCAGGTTACGAAGCCAAGCAGTACATGCGTGTCGTCTCGTCTGGCCAGAGTTCTGGCTTTGCTGGCACTATCTTCACACAGCGAATTGAAGATGTCAGGACTCTAGCGGGTCAAACCGTCACCGTCTCGTTTTTTGCTAAAGCTGCAAGCGGCACCCCGAATGTGTCTATTGAGTTTGTGGAAACATTCGGAACTGGTGGTTCTCCATCTGCAAGACTTGAGGGCGTTGGTGGAGTCCAGAAGCTTGCGATTTCAACATCTTGGGTGCGCTATTCGAGAACGTTCACACTTCCGTCTTTAGCTGGCAAGACGCTCGGCACAAACAACGATTCAGTTCTAGAACTCAATATTTGGGTTTCAGCTGGAACTGATTTCAATTCTCGCACCAGCTCGCTTGGCATTCAATCAAACACTTTTGACATCTGGGGCGTGCAACTCGAGGCGGGGTCGGTTGCGACTGCGTTCCAGACCGCGTCTGGTTCAATCGGTGGCGAGTTGGCTTTGTGCCAGCGGTACTATGAAAGAATATCCGCAGGTTCTCTTGGGCTAAATGACCCTATTGCCTGGGGAATGGCAGCTTCATCGACTACCGCAGTCGTGTTTTTCCCAATGAAAGTGACAAAGAGAGCTTTTACTGCGGCCGTGACTTGGGTTGACTTGAGACTCGTTGGTTGGAACCTATCTGGCACAATCAATGTGAATGCTCCGACTGTAGTGACCGCCTCACCTGGTGGAACGAACAACTTTGCGCTGGCTGTAACTGCGGCAGGAATGACCGCAGGACTCCCTGTCTTTATAGATACAAACGGAACATCAGGCTTTCTAGCAGTAAGTGCGGAGTTGTAAAATGAATGAAATCAAGATTGTCACAGATTTATTCGGCAGGGATTTTGTTGTGATTTCAAATGATGATGGTTCGTTCACTTCAATGCCAAAATCTATGTATGATGAAATACTAACGCAACAAGAAGCAATCAAGAAGGGAATCTAATGCCAACAATCGGCGAGACATCACGCCCTGGGTTTGTTTACGACTCAGCTACAGATACATGGATCCCAGTCGGTATCGGTCCACACTCACACACGCCTGCTGCCATTGGAGCCATCTCTTCATCTGTTGTAACAACTAAAGGCGACATCATTGCTGCCACAGGATCAGGCACAGTTGTTCGCCAAGGCGTAGGCCCTGATGGATCAGTTCTAATGGCCGATAGCTCACAAGCTGATGGGCTTAACTGGGCAAGCACAATGCAATACGCTGGCAAAAATAAAATGATTAACGGTGACTTTGGTGTTTGGCAAAGAGGTACAAGTATTTCAGTAACTGCCGGTAGCAATATTTTTACAGCAGACAGATACCAAGCTTACGTAAATGGTGGAACAGCTACTGCGTCTCAGCAGACTTTTACTCCAGGTGCAGCTCCCGTGGCAGGCTACGAAGGCACCTATTTCCACAGACTCGCAAATGCAGCTGGCGGCACATACTGGGAATTGCAACAAAAAATCGAAGATGTAAGAACATTTGCTGGGCAAACTGTCACGTTCAGTTTTTGGGCCAAGGCTTCATCTGCACACCTTGCACGCACGTATATAAATCAATATTTTGGTGTCAGCGGTTCTGCAAATAACGGCTCTGGCAGTGCAGATGTTGCGCTCACAACTTCATGGCAGAGATACACGCTTACCGTAACGCTTGGGTCAATGGCAGGTAAGACAATAGGAGCTGGCTCATACATTAACATCTTTTTGTTCCACGTTTCGGGCGCGATAGGTTCAGTTTCTATCGATACTTGGGGTTGGCAACTTGAACCAGGTTCTGTCGCTACCCCGTTCCAAACAGCTTCTGGTTCAATTGCTGGAGAATTAGCATTATGTCAGCGGTACTTTGAATCAACTGACTATGCGCTTGTTACAACACCAAACTTGTATGCCGTTGGTTATTGGAAAGTGCCTAAACGAGTTAGTCCAACAATTACAGTTGTGACCTACTCTGTTGGCTCAGGTGGAAATGTTGGAGCTACTGCGTACAATCCTGCATCTTCATTTTGGCTTACAGTTTACAACTCAGTTTCTGGTCAATGCGCGATATCAGGGAGTGCAGAATTATGAGCAATTATTTATTAAAAGAATCAATAGACGGCACACAGTTTGTTGTGCGATTAAACGAAGATGGAACAGAGTCATGGATCCCAATGGATCCTGCCAACTCCGATTACCACGCTTACTTAAATCGTGACAACCCTGAATGGGGCAAGCCACAACCACCACAAGAGGAGGCAGCTAAGTGACACGTGCTCGAGATATAGCTGATCAACAAGACAACCTGGGCGGGGCGGTTGCACCGTTTGTTGCGGGCAAGAACGCGTGCATTAACGGTGGTTTTGATTTTTGGCAACGAGGAACCAGCATTGCATTTACAGGTTCTGGATACCAGTACATGTCTGACAGATGGCGTTTTGTACGAGGCAACTTTACAACTGGCGCAACCGTATCTCGTCAGGCAACTGCAGACACAACCAACCTACCAAACATTCAATACTGCGCTCGTATCCAACGAGATTCAGGCAATACTTCAACTCAGTATTTAGAGTACGCAACTACTTTTGAAACTGCAAACTCACTTCAGTTTGCTGGTAAAACAATTACTTTTTCATTTTACGCACGCAAAGGTGCGAACTACTCTGAAGCAACTTCAAACCTTACAGTTCTTGGAGTGTATGGAACTGGAGTAGATCAAAGCCAAGAAAACTTTACAGGCAGAGTGCAGTTCATCGGTACAAGCGTAACATTAACAACCGCTTGGCAGCGTTTCTTTTTTACTGGTAATGTTCCATCAAATGCAACTGAACTTGCAATTCTTACCGCCTTCACACCAACAGGCACTGCAGGCGCTAACGATTACTTTGAAATCACTGGTGTTCAATATGAACTTGGGGTGCAAATGACCCCATTCGCCCGCGCTGGCGGCTCAATCGGCGGGGAGTTGGCATTGTGTCAGCGGTATTTTGCAGTCGTTAATGGTTACAGTGTCGGCGGTTACGCAAGCGGAAGCGGTCAATCAATTATTGTTCCGCTTTCATTACCAACGACTATGCGCATACAAGCAACAGTGACTTTTACAAATACCGGTACAACTGCAAATTTTAGTTCTATTCAAACCATCTCAACATCTACCACGCAAGCTGGAATTCAACTTGTTGCGGCTGGTGCTGGTTTTTCAGGTTCTTACGGCAATTCAACCCAATTAACGGCATCGGCGGAGTTGTAATGATCACATACTTTGAAAATGAAAATGGATTTATTGAACGCACAAATGAAGATGGCACCATTTCTTTTATTCCTCAAAATGAAGCCAATTCTGACTATCAGGCGTACTTAAACAGAGACAATCCTGACTGGAACAAACCAAACTTCTAAAAACAGATTCGGGGGGAATCAATGCGTTTTCATATTGTGGCACTGCCACACACGCAGGTAACAAAAAAGTTTGCAAACTGTGCTTATACCGAGAAAGTCCGTCGGTTCTGTATGATGATGCATGACCTTGGACATGAAGTGTTCCTATACTCAGGAGAAGTCAAACCTGAATGTGACGTAACAGAACACATAGTGTGTGCAACCGAGGACTACAGATCAGCTCAAGTCGGGTCAACTCATTACACTCAATACCCATTTGATATCAACAACAGTCTTTGGAAAACGTTTAATGGTATGGCAATCAGTCAGATCAATAAGCGGATCCAGCCAAAAGACTTTATATGCCTGATCGGTGGAACTGCACAGAAGCCAATTGCTGATGCTTTTCCTAACCACATGTCAGTCGAGTTTGGTGTTGGCTATGGTGGAGTATTTAGCAAATACCGAGTCTTTGAATCCTATGCATGGATGCACTCAGTTTACGCAGGACATCAAAACCCTACTGCCGTAGATGGTCAGTTTTTTGATGTTGTCATCAATGGTTACTTAGAACCCAAAATGTTCCCTTTGGGAACCCATGATGGAGATTACTATCTCTACATTGGCAGAATAATTGACCGCAAAGGCTACAAGATCGCTCAAGAAGTATGTGAGCGTCTAGGTAAGCGTCTGATCCTTGCAGGTCCTGGTGAAGGCACCGGATATGGTGAATTTGTAGGATCTGTTGGCCCTGAAGAAAGAGCCAAGCTTATGGGCGGAGCAATTGCAACATTTGCACCTACTCTGTATATAGAACCATTTGGTAATGTGGTTATCGAAGCACAAGCCTGTGGAACTCCAACTATCACAACCGACTGGGGAGCATTCACAGAAACCAACATACCAGGATTTACCGGTTATCGATGCAGGACTTTGGCTGAGTTTATGAAAGCAGCCGAAGATGTAAAAAAATTAAATAATGAATCTATCCGCAGATGGGCTATTGGGAACTACAGTCTTGATACAATCGGCATTCAGTATGAAGAGTACTTTGAACGCTTGCTCACTCTTTGGGACGATGGCTGGTATCAACTAGAAGGAGAACAAAATGGCAGCAAAAATGCTCCCCTTTCAAACTCCTTTCCAGAAGATGCAACCTCGGCTATCTAACGCAGCAAACGTAGTCCGCTTTGCTTATGAAGCACCAAATGTGTTCTATAACAATCCGTTATTTACTTTTAATTACACAACATACAGGGGCAATTTGTCAAATCGAGTCCGTCAAGGCGTAGTTATGGAGAGCAATAATGGCAGTTTATGATTTAGGAGACGTTGTTGCCCTTGGCGTCAAAATCACCGATGCAGCAGGAGCTTTAGCAAATGCAACCGCAGTTACTTGTACGATTACAGCTCCAGATGGAACATCAACAAATCCAACCGTAGTTAATACATCAGTTGGTATCTATGACGTAAATTACTCTCCTTCAACTTCAGGCCGTTTTGTTGTCCGCTGGGTTGCTACAGGAAACAACGCATCAGCTTATTCAGATGATTTTACCGTCCGCAACTATGACCAAATCAGCATTGTTTCTCTAGATGAAGTTAAGTCACACTTAAATATTGCAGTAGATACTCATGATGAAGAGATTCGTCGATTTATTGACGCAGCAACAGATCTTTGCCAGAACTATGTAGGTTCTATTCTGGGTCGTGACACATTCGTCAATGAGAAGTATGATGGAAATACGGACATTATTCGTCTTCGTAATCCTCGAGCAATGTCGATTACAAGCATTTATGAGAATGGAAATCTTGTAGATCCAACTCAATATATGCTAGATCCAACAGGTCAGCGTGTCCAGCGTCTTTCTGTAGGATCGTTATCAGGACCTAACTACTTTGGTGTGTGGGCTCCTGGAGTTCAGAATATTGTTATCTCATATGTTTCAGGATTTATCAATCCACCACCTTCTGCAAAACAAGGTTTATTAGAAGAAGTTCGCCACTTGTGGCAAACACAGCGTGGATCTACAAACGTAATGGGCAGAGGTCAATCAGGCGATGAATATATGCCAGGTACTTCATTCTCAATGCCTCTTCGTGTAATGGAATTGCTTGATCCAGTTCGTTTGCCAGGTATTGCGTAATGGCAATTACAGCATTTCCACAACTTATCGATGCTATTGTAGCAGCTCTTAGAGCGGCTCCAAGCCTATCTACGGCTACGATCTATGATGGCATTGAAATAGATTCATCGGATCCTACAAATTGGATCTCAATTGGTCACGATGGTTCTGAAGACGGCGAAGTAGTAGCTGCAAACTTGCGCAATGAATATAAGCAACTTGGTGCAAAGTCCATGTTTGAAGATGGTTCAGTTAACTGCACGTTATCATCATGGACAGGTGATACTAAACTTTCGACATGTAGAACAAGTGCATATGCACTTCTTAGCGCTGTTGATACCGTAATTAGAACAGATCCTTCATTTGGCGGTGTAGTTCTTTACTCTGGTTTAGAATCTCACACACCAACTTATGTGCAAACAAGTCAAGGTGCTGGAGTTCAAATCAATTTTACTATCTATTACAAGGCAAGAACCTAAGGAGAATCATGGCAAAAATCAAAAACATCTCACCTCTTGGAGATCTAAATATCCCAAGTTTGGGATTAGACGTAAAAGCAGGAGCAATCGTTGATGTTTCAGATGAAGCCGCAGCGTCTCTTCTTGCACAAACAGATAATTGGACTGCAGCTGATAAGGCTGCTGTTTCAGTAACCCCATCAACGCCGGATGTACCGGCAGAAGCCAACTAGGAGACAACTATGGCAATTGGTTCCGGTATTGGTTCGTCCCTTGGCATCGCCACAGAGACAACCTTTAACACAGCCGCTACAGTAAGTCGCTTTTATGAGTTTACCTCTGAAGCGACAACATATAACAAGAACGTGTCTGTCGGCATGGGTCTACGAGCTGGTGGATTACTACCTCGCTCACAGCGCCGTGTCGTAACAACATTTGATGCATCTGGCGACATTATTCTTGATCTTCCAACACGTGGACTTGGTTTGCTACTTGCTCACGCAACTAGCACGTTTCCAGCAAAAGTTGGAAGTTCTTTTACATTCACACTTGGTGATCCATATGGCAAGTCATTTACAACTCAGATTGGTGTGCCACAATACGGCGGCACAGTAACTCCAAAGACTCTTACAGGCTGCAAAATCAGCTCATTTGAGTTATCAGTTGCTAATGGTGAAATTGCTACAGGTTCATTCTCAATCGATGCTGCTGGACTTACAACAGGAACTGCATTAGCAACACCATCATATGCACTATCTGGCTCAGTATTTAACTTTGCACAAGGTGCTGTTACAGTTGCAGGAACTGCAGTTGCAAATATCAAGTCATTCACAATGACGTTGGACAACACACTTAAGACTGATCGCTACAACTTAGGATCAGCTGGAGCTAAGTCCGAGCAGACAAACAATGGATTCCGTAAGCTTTCAGGAACAGTTGTTGCAGAATTCACTGACACAACTTTGCTTTCTCGTTTCTTAGCAGATACAGAGACATCACTCTCATTGACGCTAACAGCTAGCGGAACTGAAGCACTACAGATTACAGTTTCAGCTGCTAAGTTTGATGGAGAAGCTCCACAAGTAAATGGACCTGAAACAATCGATGTTGAGTTTACATTTGAAGCATATGACAATGGAACAGATTCTCCATTGACTATAGTTTACACAACACCGGACGCCGCTCTTTAATGGCAAAAGACGCTATCTATCTTAGCAGTGAAGATCTGTCTAAACTTTACAAAGGTACACGTAAAATTAGTCAGGACACTGCCAAGAATCTTAGAAAGCGTATTTTAACAACAACAAAACCAATTGTCCAAGAAGTTCGTGTTGCAGCACTTGCAATCCCTTCGCAAGGAGGAGAAACTGAAGTGTCTGGTAGGGGGCAACAAGGACTGGGCTTTCGTCAAGGTCTTGCTGCGGCAACAGAAGTAAAGATAAATCCAACTGGCAATAACGTATTCAGTGTGCGTATTCGTGTATCTGGATCTAAGTTTAGAGCCAAGACAAATAAATATAGAACCCTTCCACGTTACATGGAAGGACTAAGCAGAAAGAAATGGCGCCACCCTGTGTTTCCTGAAAAAGGAGCAACATCAGGTACATGGCAAGGTCCATGGGCTGAACAGGAAAGCCACCCATTTTTATTGCCTACAGTATTAAAACACAAGAAGGAAGTACGAGAAGAAGTCATTAAGGCATTTGTTGATGCACTTGATGAATTAGAAATCCGACTATAAGGGGAAAAGAATGCCAATCATCATCAGAGGTAAGTCATATCCAGTTCCTGGAGAGCAAGGCGTAAAAGGTCCAACAGGCACAGAACTTGCCATGATTGAAGACCATTACGAGTTAGACGGAGTTATGCTGATTTCATCGCTAGCTCAAGAAAATCCACCAAAGCACTACACACGTGCAAAAGCTATCTTTGCAATGTGCTGGATTGTACTAACACGAGACGGTGAAGTGCTGTCCATTGCAGATGTATCTGATGAATATTCAATTGATGATTTCTCATGGCCTGAAGAAGAACCAAAAAAAGCACTGGCCGAAAGCTCAGAAATGGCGGAGCCTACGGATTCATAAGGTCTAATATGGCCGTCATATGCCATTATTATCCTGGTATAAATCCATTAAATATCTGGGATATAGAATATGATGTGCTTAAAGATTTAGTAAAAGCTTTACCTAAAAAAGAACAGGAGTAGAAAATGGCACGCGATTATTCCATTGGCGTCAACCTTATTGGTCGTGACGTTTCTGCTTCTAAGGCTCTCAACCAACTAGGTATGAAGGCCAGATCTACAGGTGAAGTTCTTAACAAAATGAGCCGCCGTGCAACTTTGATGTTTGCATCAGTTGCTGCAGGAGCCAATGTTGCTGTCCAAGCAGCCAGCGATTTTGCAGAAACGACGTCCAAGGTCAAAGTTGTTTTTGGAGATCAAGCAAAAGCAATTGAAGAGTATGCAAAAACAGCTGATGTTAGCTATGGACTTTCACAACGTGCAGCAATGGATGCAGCAACCACATTTGCCCTTTTTGGTCAGTCTGCTGGTCTTGCTGATAAAGATCTAACAAAGTTTACAACTGACCTTGTAAGTTTGTCATCTGACTTTGCATCTTTCTACAACACATCTCCAGCTGATGCTATTACAGCAATTGGCGCAGCTCTTCGTGGTGAGAATGAACCAATTCGTCGATACAATGTCCTTCTTGATGCAATGACCATGAAGCAGGAAGCTTTGCGTCTTGGCATTATCAAAAATACTAAAGATGCATTGACTCCACAGCAAAAGGTACTTGCAGCTAATTCATTGATTTTTAAGCAATCAACTAAGGCTCAAGGCGACTTTGCTCGTACATCAGAAGGTCTTGCTAACCAGCAACGTATTCTTACAGCTCAATTTGAGAATCTTAAAGTTGAACTTGGTATTGAATTGATTCCTTACATGCTTATCCTTGTCAAAAAGATGAAAGAAATCATGACATTTGTAAGAGAAAACAAAACTGAATTTCAAAAGCTTGCAGTTGCCGTTGGATCTCTTGCCGCTGCTGTAATTGCAGTAAATGCTGCCTATAAAGTATTTTTAGCATTCCAAATCGTAAAGTCAGTTGCTGCTGCAACTGCAGTTTGGCTTGGATTTACAAAAGCAGTTACAACAGGCTCAGCTGCAATGGCAGGAGCTGGTACTGCAGTAAATGTCGCATGGGCACCGTTCCTTCTGACAATCGCAGGTATCGCTGCAGCATTTTATGGCATCAAAAAAGTAACTGATAAAATGATTGCAGATCGTAAAGCACTTCTTAATGATCCAAAAAAGATTCCATCATGGTCAAAAGAATCAACTAAGGTTTTTCCAAATACAGAAATCCGTAATATGCCAAGAATGGCAAAGGGTGGAATTGTTAATCGTCCGACCATTGCAATGATTGGTGAAGCAGGCCCTGAAGCAGTTGTGCCACTAAACAAATATATGGGCATTGGTGGAGTAACAATAGTGAATCAGATTCAAGGTTCTGTTGTAACTCAAAAAGAATTGTCACTAGTAATTCGTGATGATATGGCACAATTACTTCGCCGTAAAGGCCTAGATCCTTCTATCTTGGGAGTCTAATTCATGGGCGCATTTGATGGAGTTAATGCACCTACAATCAAGATTCAATTCTTTTTTAATGGTGCATATACAGATGTTCCACGTACAGATTTGCGTCTAGTAGATTTAACTCGTGGACGTACTCGCCCTGATATGCGAGTTGATGCAGGTCAAATGATTGTCACACTTGACAATCGATCAGGCGACTATGACCCAGACAACTCTTCTAGTCCATGGTGGTCAGGTGGTCAAACTGCATTAAGAGCTGATCTACGTGCTCGTCTTGTTGCTACTTGGAATGGTTCTTCATATGTCATGTATGTTGGATACTTAGAAACAACTAAACTCGATGCAGGCTTTGATGCAACTGCAACTATGACATTTGTTGATGGCATATCTATTCTTGGTCGCTTTGTTGCACCAGCTCTTAAAACAGCTCAATTCAGTGGTGAAACAACCACAGCAAGAATTACACGCATGCTTAATTATGCAAACTGGCCTCTTGGCGGTTCATGGAGAAGCTTAACAGGAACTGTAACGCTTGCAAAAACAGCACAAGATGAACCAATTATGGACATCATTTATCAGTGTGAAGACGCTGAAGCTGGTTGTTTCTATATTTCTAGAACTGGTATTGCAACATTTGTTAATTTGCAAAACAAGTTTAACCGACCAACTCAATTAGAGTTCAATGATGTCCGATCGTCTACACAGGTTGAGTACTACGCAATTGATACAACACCTGGTACATACCAGTTAGTTAATGCTGCTGTAGTCAACTATGCTCCTAACAACAATAAAGGTAAGCAAAAACTGTTTAGGAATACAGTTTCTGTTAGCAGATACGGATTAAAAAAGGTTACAGTAGATACTTATATTCTAAGAGATGCTGTTGCCAATAAGCTTGCAACATACCTAGCAAAGAAAAATGCTGCTCCTAAAACACTTGTTCAAGGAATCAGTTTTACAGCTTTAGCTTTGGATATTTTGTATCCTGATTTATTAGAAACAGAAATCCAAGATCTTTGTATTGTTAAGCGGACAACAGTAGATGGTCGCAATCAAACGTTTAATCTTGTTATTGAAGGATTCCATTACCGTATTACCCCAGATGATTGGGATGCAGAATGGTACACAAGTCCAATTAGTCAAACTAGAGTCATTCTTCCATAAGGGGTCATTATGCCAATTTCACCGCAAATTACAGTAACTCCTGAAGATATTACAACCAAGAACTTTGATATCACTGCAGTGACTCGTACATCAACGACTGCAACGTATACAGCGATTGGACATACATTTTCAGTAGGTGACATTGTTTTAGTTTCAGGTATTTTTCCTGATGAATACAATGGGACTTTTACCCTTACAGCTATTGCTACAAATACATTTACTGTAGCCAATTCAATAAACTTGCCTATTACAGATCCACTTGGAAATGCTTTTTGGGCAGACCCAAACGAATACGCATATGAAGATTTAAGTGCCGTTTATGGAGCTGATAGTGATGATTTAGCTGTTATTGATGGTGATATTGCCGGTCTAGATGAGATGGTATCTCAAAAAATTCAGACTTACTATCAATTAACCCCACCAACAGGCGGAACATATACAGTTGGCGACATTTGGTTTGATACCGATGATGGCAATAAGCAATACCGCTGGGATGGAACTAACTGGATTTCAGTTCAAGACGGATCTATTGCTACAAAAAATAGAACTTATTACTCAGGCACAGCTCCAACAGGAACATTTACAGTTGGCGACATTTGGTTTGATACTAATACAGGAAACAAACCTTATCGCTGGGATGGTTCATCATGGATATCAGTTCAAGATGCTTCTATTGCTACAGCTCTTTCAACCGCAAATGCTGCTCAAACATCAGCAAATGGTAAGAATAAAATCATTTATTCAACATCTGCAGCATCAGGAACAGGCACAACTGTAGGAGATGTTTGGTGGCAATACAATGGCAGCGGTCAAATCATTGCACAATGGGAGTGGAGTGGATCGTCTTGGATTTCTAAGACAATTGGAAGCGCTGTAATTGCTAACATTGATGCAGGTAAAATTACTGCAGGAACCATTAGCGTTGCCATTTCATTAGAAGCTGCAACAATTACCGGTGGATCCATTAACATTAACAATGGAACTTTTGTTGTTACTAGCGGAGGTGCTGTAACAATTACCTCAGGTGCTTTTAACATTAACAGTGGTACTTTTGCTGTATCAAGCCTTGGTTCAGTTACAGCAACATCAGGAACAATTGGCGGTTGGGTATTAAACGCAACAGCTTTATCAAGTCCTGGAACAAATAAAATTGTTTTACAAAGTAACATAAATGCCATTTCATTCACAAGTGGAAGTTCACAAGTTGCTCATATTGTACCGTTGGGTTCAGGCGGACTTTTGATGCATTATGGTGCATCAGCTGACCCTGATGGAGGTGCATTTCCACAGATGTTCGTGGGTTCGGGCAACGTTTCAATGTCTGTACGGCGTAACGCATTGCTACTTAATACCATCGGAATTAGCGACGCTCGCATTTCTCTTAATTCTCCTGCCACTTACGTTAGTGAAAGATTTTATGTCGAAGACACATCCATTTCAACAGCGGCTCCTAACGGTCGAATTGACTCTGACGGTCGAGTGCGTAGAACGACTGGTTCAAGCATACGATTCAAAGAAAACATTGTTAACTTGGAAACTGTAACCGAAATGGATCCACACAAGTTACTAGCACTTCCAGTTAGAGCTTTTACATTCAAACCTGATTACCTTGATATGTCTGACAATCGAGTTGGCGCATCAGTTCCAGGTTTCATTGCTGAAGAAGTAAGTGACCATTACCCAACAGCAGCAGATTACGATGCTGAAGGTAATCCAGAAAACTGGAATGAGCGTTTTATTATTCCAGGAATGCTGGCTCTTATTCAAGACCTGTACAAAGAAATCAACCAACTAAAGGGGAAATAAATGGAAAAAAATGCCGAAGTAGAAATCGAAGATGTACTAAAGAACATGCGTGAATGGGCAGGAGCACTTGTCCAGGAAAATGCAATTCTAAAAGCACAACTAAATAAGTCCACCACTAATCCATAACCGTAAAGGTGCAAAATGACTCCAGCAAATTGGGCAGGTTTAATCGTATCTATTATTGCAATTGTTAGTGCATTTGCAGGAGTAGTCCGATGGCTTGTAAAACACTATCTTAATGAATTAAAACCAAATGGTGGAAGTTCAATGAAGGATTCGGTTGCAAGATTGGAGCGACAAGTTGAAGAGATTTATCGCATTCTTCTTACTCGCAACAACTCTTAGCGGTTGTGGATATCAAGGCTGGGTTAGATATCCATGCCAAGAGTTTGAAAACTGGGAAAAGCCAGAGTGCAACCCACCTCAATGTTTACCAACTGGTACTTGTACCAAAGACATTTTGCCTGGAGTATTAGATGAACCCGAGAAATAAACTAACGCCAGAAGACTTGCATGCAAGGTTAATTGTAACTATAGGAATCATTTTAGCCATTGTATTTGCTGGTTCTGTATTTGCACTACTCTATGCTTTGCTGTTTATCACACAACCGTTAGGAGATCAAGCACCAAACGATGCTGCTTTCATTGATCTTGTTAGCACTTTGTGTGTGTTTCTGACTGGTTCTCTTGCAGGAGTACTTGCAGGAAATGGATTAAAGTCAAAACCAAAAGAGAAGAAAGATGGAGAATAATGAAACCTGTTGTAAAGAGAGCCACACCTGCCGCTATTGCTGTACTTCGACAAGCCACAGCGATATCGCCTTCTCGGAAGAAAGCCTCAGATGGACTTTTACCATCAGCAGCTCACATCAAACAAAGTCCTAGTTCAGATCACAACACAGGTTTTGCAGTTGATTTAACTCATGACGTTGCTCATGGAATTGATTGCTTCGATATCTTTGAAAAGCTAAAAGAAGACAAGCGAGTTAAGTACCTTATATTCCAGGGCAAGATATGGTCAAAAGAACGTGCAAAAGAAGGCAACCGTAAATATACCGGTAGCAATCCACACAACAAGCATCTGCACATATCTATCAATGATGACATGGGCAAAGATACATCACCTTGGTTCTGGTGGTTAAACCAGCCAAAGATTGTCAGCCAAGTCATTGCAAAGGTAACACCTGTGCCTGCTAAAAAGGCATACAAGACCGAAGTTTGCACTTGTTGCAAAGTCCACTCTAACAAAGGAGATAAATAATGGAGCAATTCAAGCAGATCAGCTTAACATGGTTTCGCGCAGCAGCAGCATCTGCAGTAGCGTTATACCTTGCAGGAGAGACAGACCTCAAGACTTTAGGAATGGCAGCTGTAGCAGGATTTGCTGGTCCACTTCTTAAGTGGCTTGATTCTTCAGCTGTAGAATTCGGTAAAGGTTCGAAGTAATCTAGCTACTATGTAGTAGGATTTGCTAAACCTACTTTAAGGATTGAGGACATATGCCACAGGGGGACTTCTCAAAAGAAGTTGAACAACTTCTAAATCCCATTCGTGATAAAAAGTGTTTGCTAGGAACAGTCCATGCAACGCTTGAAGGAGCAGATGCAGACTCGTTAACTGCTTTGCTTCTATCACCAGTATCCAATTCAAAGATCAGTGAACTTCTGCAAAAGAATGGTCACCCAGTCGGCGAAACCGCAGTCTGGAAGCACAGACGAAACAAATGTGCATGTGTGAGGGTTCAATGAGTTTTGCAGATGAAGCAAAAGAATTACAACTTGAAGCTGATGAAACTATATCAGAACTGCGTCAAGCACTTGTAAGGACACAAAAAGAACTAAACAAGTCCAAGCAACGTACTGATGAATTAGTCCATGCCACAATTCAGGCATGTAAAGATGCAACGCTTGCACTTGGACCAATGAAACCTATTGCAGGTCCAGCAATTGACAAGCGTCGTAAACGAAATGAAGTAGCACTTTGGCACCTTACCGATTGGCAAGGAAGCAAAGTAACAACTAGTTACAATTCAGAGATCATGCGCACTCGCGTAATGGATTTCTGCACAAAGGCAGCAAAGATAACCGAGATCCAAAGACAAGACCATCCAGTCAATGATGTTGTCGTTTGCTTTGGCGGTGACATGGTCGAAGGTTTGTTTAACTACCCAGCACAATTATGGGAAATAGATCTCAGCTTATATGACCAATACATAGTCGTAAGTCGACTAATCGTAGATGTGATTCGACAAGCTCTTGCTGTATACCAAAACGTTACAGTAATTGCAGAATGGGGAAATCATGGACGAGTTGGATCCAAGAGAGATCATGTACCGAAATCAGACAACTTCGATCGAATGTGCTATGAGCTTGCTCGCCAACTTCTGTGCAGTAACGAAGAAGTTGCTAAAAGGCTGACATGGGATCCGCTTCATGGCACTGAAGATATTCAGAAGATTGAGATCGGGAACTACAGAGCTTTGCTTATGCATGGCGATGAAGTTGGTAGATCTGGCTTCGCTTCTCCGTCCGCGTGGCAAGCAGCTGGAAACCGTTGGAAAGCAGGAGCTTTCGATTGGACCTTCCAAGATATCTATCTTGGTCATTACCATCGTCATGCGCAAGAACCCCTATCCGACGGTCTTGGCTCTGTCTATTGGACTGGTTCCACGGAGTCAGATAACAGATACGCACGGGACTCTATGGCGGCTTCGGGTGTTCCTAGTCAACGACTACATTTTATAGATCCAGAACGTGGTCGTGTAACTGCTGCATATCAGGTTTGGCTTGACTAATGAACAGGAAAGAGATTTTAGAAGATGCGATTCACCTCATTCATAACGATCGTCAAACTGAGTATGGCAATCCTGAAGACAACTTTAAGCGTATTGCTGATCTCTGGTCAGTTGTACTTAAAACAAAGATTGAGACGTGGCAAGTAGCTTTATGTATGAACCAAGTAAAAGTTGCACGATTAGTCCAATCACCGGATAAACTTGATGGTTGGATCGATGGCGCAGCGTATATGGCAATCGGTGGAGAACTAGCAACGGAGGAAAAATGACAACGCTCATTGCATTTCAGCATGATGATTTCTGCATTATTGCCGCCGATACACAGACAACAGGTTATGACTTAAGAGCTGATTGTTCTCCTATGGGAAAGATTGCACAGAATGGTAAGTACCTTGTATCTGCTGCAGGTCTTGTTCGTGGTATGAACTTGATCCAACATGCTTTTAATCCACCACTAGCTCCTAGAGCAAAAGATCTAGATAAGTTTATGGTGAATTCATTTGTACCATCTCTTCGCAAAACCTTTGCAATGTCTGGCTATGACATTAAATCAGATGGAATGGCAGCATCATTTGAGAATGACTTCATAGTTGCTATCAATGGAACTCTCTACTTTATCGATGAAGGCTACGGCTTAGAAAGAACTAAGGACAAAGTTTATTGCACAGGATCAGGCATGAAACTTGCTCTTGGTGCTGCTTATGCATTAGGCCTAGAAGAGTGCGATGATTATGAAGAAGCCATTGAGATCCTAGAAGCTGCAGTTAAAGCTGCTATCCGCTATGACATCAACTCAGGTGGACAAGTACAGATTGCATTGCAAACCAAAGATGGTAAATCCTACATAGAGTTTTTAGACTAACCAAGCCTCAAGAAAGCCCCTTCCTCCGGGAAGGGGTCCTTTTTTGTTTTGTATAACATTTTGTTACCTAGTTTGTCCAAGTTGAGTCCACCAAGTCCACCCAGACGCGGGGAAATCGGTCTCCGAATATATTCATACTCCAAGCATAGTTCGAGTCTCTGGTGCCAATCCAAACCGATCTGGGCATAAACCAGAACAAATGTTCTGGTATCACCTGTATGAAAAAAATAGTTCTAAAATAGAGTGTACAAATGCCGTGGACAGTATACAATTGTCCATATAAGCAACCGCTTATACTGAAACCGCCAGGAGTAAAAATGATTACAATGCAACAACAAAATATCCGTTGGAATTATTCATGCGGATTACCACGTAAGTTCTATATTCAAAAGATGGTATTTGGCTACGCAGATCTTTCAGTTACAAAAGACGAATATGAATACGCATATAAATTGTGGACAAAAGAAGAAAAACAAATGGCTGACGATTTAGTTTCTGAAATCGAAGCAGCAACTGTTAAGGAGATGATTCGCTAATGTCTCCACTAATTAAAGACATCATGAAGGTTACTAAAGTTTCTGAATCAGATGCAAAAGAATTAGAAAGCATCATCGAAGAATACTTTAACTTGGACATGTCAGAAGCAACTCAAAAGGAAATTAACGCAACTATCAAAGATGCAGTTGCGTACAAGAACATGGACTGTAAGCATCCTAAAGGAACTCAACATACATGGGAGTGCGTCAATGTATAAATGTCAGATGTGTGGCAAGAAAGCAATTACTTTTTACCGGAAATGGTACAAGTACGATAATGGTGAACAATTCATTGCCGATGTTTGCTTTGATTGTTCTGAACTTCATTCTAAGTTGGTGCAAAATGAACTGTCCTAAATGTAATGCAGAAATGTATGGAGTCAGTTCAATGACATTCGGAGATCCAAAGTTCAAGCATTATCTTCAGTGTCCTGATTGTAATTACAAGACAAAGGCAAAGTAATGCTTACGCAGGTCTCAATGGACTGTTCCAATATCGACTGCAATGAGCTCTACGAGGGAGATGCAGAAGATCATCATGGAACATATTGGTTTACCTGCCCAAAATGTGGAGCAGATAACGAAAGGGTGCACAAGAAAAATGGATAAAACTTATGAGGTTCAGGCCACAATTACACTAGCAATTGAGGCTAAGTCAGAAGAAGAAGCAAAAGAAATGGCAGGCCAAGAACTAGGTGCATTAACTAGTTTTGTGACTTGTAAGGTAGAATCAGCTACTAAGTCAGAATACATGGGGGCATGGGACTAATGATTACAAAGCGTGGAAAGCGTGTACGCGCCGTTGCTATTGCAATTGGCATAATTCTTATTTGGCAAATTGCCACAAATCTATGGTGGGTTGGAATTGACGCACCAAATGCAGACTTCCTAGGATGGTGCTGGGGATCTATGACGGAGTGTGTCGTCCTATAAATTGGCGCAGCCGATTGGAAACCGCCAGGTTAACCAATCAGCTGCATGCGAATTGTATACACAAATCCAAAAATATGTTTACAAACAACAAACTACCAAGGGAGAATGATAAAATGGAAGAAGCAGTATCACGCAAGGCTCTATCAACAGGAGCAGCTGCAAAGCGTATTGGTCTTAACTCTAAGACCCTTCGTCGGTGGGTGGACACCGGTAAAGTTGCTGGATTTAAGTCAGCATCTGGACTACGTTATGTCTACGAGGACGCATTAGAAGAAATCATCAGATCTAAACAACCCTAACCCAACGTCAAAGGAGGCAACCTTGATAGCGTTGATTCTAGCAATATCTATGTTGACATCCAGTCCGGCAAATGCAGCGGACTTTAAGCTTGCTGCAGCAGCAGTTCCAGCTTCACAAAAAGCGTATGCTGATTGTGTGAGTTATCACGAATCAAGACACAACTACAAAGCAGTCGGAGATCGGTCATCAGCTAGAGGCAGATGGCAGTTCTTAGATAAACAATGGCGACGTGGACTATCGTTCATGGTGGCAAATCGCTTAGTGGATTACGGAATGCATGAATCTAAGGCAAAGAAGTTGGTGAAACACCTTCAATCAAAACCTATAGATGCATGGGAACCGATCTACCAAGATATAGGATTTGTTGCAGCTCTAAATGCTAAACATAGTTGGTCAGGTTGGCGCCACTGGGGAGTCAACTCTAAATGCAATTTGTTAGTACCTAAAGCTTACAGATAACAGGGAGAATATATGAAAACCGCCAGGAGTTGGGCAGCACCAAAGCAACTATCATTGCTTGCAGATCCAATTGATGAACAATTTGTCAGATTTCACCATGAGAATCCACATATCTACCGTCAGTTAGTAGATCTTGCACGGATATGGAAAAATGCTGGCCATGATATTTGTTCAATAGATCTTCTAATAAATAAGCTTCGCTGGGAGATTGGCATTAGTAGTGTCGGAAACCAATTTGCCATCTCAAATAACTTTGCCAGTCGTTATTCTAGACTGATCGAAGCTAATGAATCAGATCTTGCCAATTTCTTTACTAAGAGAATGTTGAAAACATCATGGGATTAGAACGAATTGAAACAAAGCGTGGTCATAAATACGAATTAGATGGCAAAGAAGTTAAAGGAGTTACAACTCTTCTTGGTGGAGGCATGCCTAAACCAGCTCTACCTTATTGGGCAGCAAAAATGGTTGCTGAATATGTAGCAGATAACTTTAACAACCTTGACACATTCCTATCACGTGACCGTGAAGCTGCAATTAAGCATATGAAAATGGTACCTTGGACTGAAAGAGACAAGGCTGCAGCTCGTGGCACTGATGTGCATGCAATTGCAGAAACCATCATTCATGGTGGAGAATCTGAAGTTAATGCAGAAATTGCTCAGTACGTAAATGGATATGTTGAATGGCTAGATCAATGGGAAGTAGTCCCTGTTTTGACTGAGAAAGTTATTGCAAGCAGAACACATTGGTATGCAGGTACTTTTGATGCAATCTTGACTTTTAAGTCTGGTCCATATGCTGGCAAAACATATCTTTGTGACTGGAAAACAAGCAAAGCTGTTTATGGCGAAATGGCCATGCAGTTAGTTGCATATGCCAAAGCTGAGTTTTGGTTAGATGATGATGGTTCTGAGAAGCCATTGCCTGCAATTGATGGACTTGCAATTGTTCATATAACACCAGATGGAACCACATTTCACGAGGTGACTGATTCAGAATATGCTTGGGAATCATTTTTAGCTGTAATTGATGTCTCAAAGCGCATGGAATTCATAGACAAACTAATGAAGAAAGTAGAAACAAATGGATAAAAGACTAGAAAACTATGTAGATGTGCCTCAAAGAATGAAACTATTTTATGAGATGTATCCGCAAGGTTCATTACAGATGGATCCAAATCTAAAGTTCCAGCAGGTTGGCGATCAGCTGATCGTTATTGGTCAGGCATATGCATTCAGAACTCCTAACGATACCCGACCTGGTATCGGTACAGCTCAAGAATATCTACCAGGTAAGACAGCATTTACTCGTGGCTCTGAAATACAGAACCTTGAAACAAGTTGCTGGGGTCGTGCAATCGGAGCTCTTGGTATTGGAATTGAAAAAGCTATTGCATCTAGAGAAGAAGTTGAACTAGCCATGGAACGCAATATGCCTGAAACAATTACTATTAAGCGTGCAAATCCAGCGCTAAAACGTATAGTAGATTTACTTCGTGGATTTGACATTGCTGACAAGGACGAGATCCTTACAGCCGTGAGAAGTCTAGTAGACAGAGAAGTGGCATCAAGTAATGACCTAACTGACGATGAGATTGATTTCGTCCTTTCACATCTTGAAGAAGTTAGTGCATGACTCGTATGTCCTGGGACAAATATGGATTGGAAATTGCGAAAGCTGCCTCCTATCGCAGTGAAGATCCATACTTTAAAGTCGGTGCTTGTGTTCTCCGTTCAGATCACAGCATAATCAGCATCGGCTACAACGGAGCTGCGCCTGGCGTCAACATCAGTTGGGCCGATCGAGACGCTAGGCGTGGCTTTGTGATTCATGCTGAAGTTAATGCATTGAGGTACTGCACACCAGATCAAACACGTGATGGATACATGTACGTAAGCCATCATCCATGTGCAGAATGCATTAAAGTCATCGCAAGTTATGGGATCAAGTATGTGATGTACTCACAAACAATCGATCCTAAAGTCTATGACCTAGACTCAATAAAGAAACTAGCAGATGCGTGTGGCATCTCACTACAACAGGAGGCAAACGAATGAGTGCATTACAAATGATATTGGATCGTCAAAGAGAACTACAAAAGAAACACTACGGTGTGGATGTAACAACACTTTCTGATGAAGAACGTGCTCAGTATATCCGAGATATGTCATTGGCATTAGCTGATGAATTGCATGAAGCTCTTAATGAAACTGGTTGGAAGCCATGGGCAACATCTCGCCATGTCAACCGTCAAGCTTATTTAGGTGAGCTGATTGATGTACTACATTTTTGGTGTAACCTTGTTCTGATTACAAACACCAATGAAAAAGAACTACTAGACATGTATTTTGCTAAAGCAGACAAAAACGCAAAGCGCCAACTTGCAGGATATGACGGAGTTGCAGGAAAGTGCACAACTTGTGGACGTGCATTTGATGATACTGCAGTTCTATGCACACCAATTGCTTGTGAACATATTGAATGAAAAAGCTAGATTGTACAATCGTGGACATACATGATACAATGGACTTATTAACGCAAGTTAATATTAACCGCCAGGAGGAAAAAATGTCAGTAAAAAAATATCCAGACAATTACATTAGCTGGGAAAGTGGATGTAAAGTAGGTTGGATTACATACTCAACTCGCAAGCAAGCTGAAGAATGTGCAAAAGTTGCAAGCGAAAATAGTATCTACTTAGCAAGCATGGGTTACGACTTTGGTTATCAAGTACCAGGTGCAATTGCAAAAGTAGAATCAGGTTGGATGGTAACCATCCCATGAAATATGTACTTGATGATGTAGTCACCTCATTTACAGATAGAATTGCGAGCCATCGTTCTGCTTGGCCTAGAATGCAGAAATGCATGGTAGATACTGCCTTAAATACACAATCTGAGATTGCATTTGGCAATGATGATTTAGTTAAAGATGGTACATGGTTGGTTTCCACACCAATGGAATTCAAAGGTGAAGTATTTAATTTGTTCGGTGGGTACACTGAAGAAACTAGAAACAGAATCGCCAGAATATTAGACATGGACTTATCAAACATTAAAGCGTTAGATATGCCTATCGGTGACATTGAAAGAATCTTACGTCCTCGTGCTGCAAAGACTTCATTTGATTTTTCTGATACAGAATGGGACAAGATCCGTCAGCTTATGGACTGTGAAGTTATCAAGCATGAAGATCTTGTACTTGATATTCAACGAGTTGTCATTGGAGACTCTCATTCTATATCTCGTTACCGTCCAAATACAGTCGTCTACCGTCATGACGGTTTGACCCTGCATGGTTTAATTGAGCGCGGAGTAAATACATACTTACCTGATTACTTTGTGCCACATCTTGTAATCAACGCAGGAAACGTCGATATCCGTCACCATTTGTGCCGTCAATTAGATCCTGCAGCATCTGCTCGTAAGCTGATTACCGATCTTAGAGTCCAATTGCAGTATTTACAAGAAGGTGGATTGATTGGAACTTATGAAGTAACTGCACCGTATCCAATTGAGTTTGAAGAGCGCAAGATCCCCAAGACAGGTTTCTATAAAGGAACTGCATTCTACGGATCTCACCCACAACGTGACCGTGTAAGACTGATTATGACGAACGAAATGAAATATCAGTTTGACAATGTGCATGAGTGGCCAGAAAATTGGTACATAATCGACCCTGAAGATTATGCTCGTACATACATGGAAAAACCTGGATCAGTACATTTGTCTCCAGAATTCTATGAATGGGATTTGGTAAACAATGTCCAAAATCGTTGAGACTATTTACTGGGAAGATTTTAAGAAATACTACCAGAAGGCTTCAGTCTTGCAAACCATCAACATTGCAAGCGAAAACGGTCGTGATACTTCAGAAGATCTACATGTAGACGATCCATTACAGCATCACATCACGATTTACGACACGGTAGATCGTGAATTTGCAGGTTTTAGTAATGCTATTCAGCAAATCTGGTATGGAAGCAACAACCCAAAGAAGTGGCAGATTGATAATCGTTTCGACGGATACAATCTGCACACAATGGATTGGTTCTTCCTGTTTTTATTGCATCGAGTCACGGGGTCAGGTGCATCATTTAGTTACGACCATGGCTTTAGAAACAATATCCTGGCGGATATGGCCTTGGAAGCTGACAATATGATTCACATGAAGGACTATGTCCTAAGTGAAATGAAAACAGGAAGGCCAATCTTCACTAGCATTGGTAACCAGATTCCACAGTTTCCTAAACCAAATGAGGTTTATCCGAAAGGATCTCAGCTTTACATAGCAGAGTACATGCCTCGACTAGTTAAAGATTTCTATAATTACATCATAGAAAATCCATTGACCATGTCGATTCGAGAAGGTGTTAATTGGATCAATGATTGGCATAGAAATAACGGATTGAAATGCTTTCACTTTGTCATGACTGCATTTGTAATGGACGTTGCACAGTATTTTCCTGAACTAATTGATCCATGGAGTCGTGTTAACTATGGCAAAAATGCAATTGAAGCTTTAAACTTGTTATTCAAGAATGAAGGATACAAGCAAAAAGACTTTTTAGATGCTGCAATGGACAGGATCTGTGAAGAGTTTAGAAGTCCATATGATAAGCGTGATGAAGAACGAGGTTTAGGTAAAGGTTTATCATTAGAAGACGTTGCTTGTGATTATGTCCGATACGTTGAATGCTATGTACCAAAAGGTTATGAGCATTTAGAACTATGGCAAGCAACAAACAACTCGCTAATACCGCACCATGAAAAGCATTGGACTTATCACAAACTACGAGAGGCAAAAAATGTTTAAGATAACAGAAGATTCTTCAAGCAAGTATAGTTACAACTCACGGGAAGAGTGGCTAGAACTTGCTGGAGATTGGGTTGATGAAGCACCTGCACCAAACATCACAACGTTTCATGGTGCGACAATATGGGACGATTCCATGACCGGTATCGGTACGAAAGGTCGTTGGGGCGATCTTTTGGTGAGAAGCATGGAGTCAGATCATCTTGTATATGTGCAACCACGTGTTGGTTGGGCAGGTGTTTCATTGGCCGCATTAGCAAAAAAGTACGACAAAAAGCTGACTTTATTTATGCCAGCTTCAAAGGTAGTTAGCGACCATCAGCTGGTTTGCATTGAAAGAGGAGCAAAGCCAATCTTTCGCCGTATTGCTGCAATGCCGGTTCTGAACAAATATGCAAAAGAATGGGCTGAGCAAAACAATGCACAGTTTGTTCCATTCGGCTTAGATCATCCACTTGTGGTTGCGGCTGGAGTCAAATCAACTATCCAACAATGGGGAGATCGTGATGAACCTAGAGACGTTGTATCAGTCATTAGTACAGGAGTGCTTACAAGAACTTTACAAATTGCATGGCCAGAAGCCAAGTTCCACGGTGTGGCTGTCGCTAGAAACTTGCATAAAGGAGAAATCGGTAGAGCAGATGTATCGGCTTACCACAAAGGATTCAGAGAAAAAGCTGACCACGCAGATCAGATTAACCAAGAAATTGACAGCGCACCAACATACGATTGCAAAGGACTTGAGCGATTCATGTTGGACAAGACACGAGCACCTAAAGATAAAAACACCTTAGTATGGAACGTCGCAGGCGATGTAAAGCCTGATAAGATGACCCACTCTGAAGTAGATAGCTACAGGGAGTGGGGCGAGTTCAGATGATTACTATCATTGAAGGTGTAGACGGTACAGGCAAAACCACTTACGCAAAACGTTTAGCAGAGCAAAACAAAGCAACATATTTGCATGCTGATAAACCAACACATTCAAAGTGGTATGAAGAGTACTTAAAACCAATCACTAATACAAACATGGTTCTTGACCGTTGGCATCTAGGTGAGCTTGTTTGGCCTATTATCTACGATCGACCATCATTGTTTGATGCTGAAAGCTTTGACATTTGCAATTGGGCATTTGCCAAGATGGGAACTCGTCTGATTATCATGACTAGATCTGATGATGATATTGCAAACGAATTGCTTAACCGTGGTGAAGATGATGAAATCGAACAAGTTCTTCACGCTAAAGAGTTATTTATGCAAGCATACAAAGAAGTTAAATACATTGACAAGCAAATCATTGAGAGCGGAGTAGTACATGTACCTAGTAACTGAGACGCCAAGCCAAGCCTTGGAATGTGCTACCAATTATGTTCTAAACCAAGGCAAAGAAATATCACCACGTGGTATGAAAACATTTGAAGTTCTCAATGCAACCTTAGAAATTACCAAGCCATGGCATATCCCTCTAATGCTTGAGAATCGAACTCTTAACCAGCGTATTGGTGCAATGGAAGCTTTGCAATTAGTTGGTCAGATATCAGTGCCTGAGCTTATGGTTGACACTTCAAAAGTGTTCAAGAACTTTTTAGACGATGGCATATTTCATGGTGCATATGGACCTAGAATCCATGGCAATCTACGCAAAGTTGTGCATCAGCTTAAAAAAGATGATTCATCTCGTCAAGCTGTATTAACCATCTACAACTCTGACAAAGATACAAACGCCGATGTTAAAGATGTACCATGTACGCTATCACTGCAATACTTTATTCGTGACAATAAGCTTTTAGCAAGAACGAGCATGAGATCTAATGACCTATACCTAGGTATGCCATACGATTTTGTCCAGTTCATTGCATTACAAGGTGCAATTGCTCAAGCACTAGGTATTGAAATGGGTACATATTCGCATACTGTAGGAAGTTTACACATTTACGAGCAACATATGCGTGAAGCTGAATTCATTAAAGCATCAAACATAACAGAAATGCCATACAAGCCATTATGGTCAGGCCATGATATTGAAGAGATCAGCTCAGATGCTCGTATGATTATTGGTGGCGGTATATCATCGACTGCTACGCCATTTGAACATTTCTTAGCAGGCATTCATGACTGATCAATATATCCACAGATGTTCAATTTGCGGTGATTGGGTTTATACCACAGCATTGCAACGTTTGCAAATGATGATGGGTGAACAATTGATGTGCAACAACTGTCAGAAAGGAAAGAAAAATGCTGCCTAATCAAGCAGAAGTAGTTAAGCGACTCAGTGAATTATCAAGGCTTCTTGATGTTGCTACTGATGATATTGCTAAAGCTGATGATTATGCAGTCAAAGCTAAAGCTTCTTATGAAGTCCAATTTGCTAAAGCTTTCCTATCAGCTGAAGGTTCAATGGATCAACGCAAGCAAACTGCGATAGTTGCATGCGCTGATGAAAAGTGGAATCTTGAAATTGCTGAAGCACAAGTAAGAGCAATCAAAGAGCGGATCAACACTCTTAGATCTCAAATTAGCATAGGTCAATCGTTATCCGCTGCAATTAGACAACAATTCTCATCTGAGGCTATGGGTCAATATACATGAGAGCAAGATCTAAAAAGATGCAAAAGATCTATGTAGAACGCAGAAAACTAGTTGCAGAGATTTTAGAACAAAATCCAATCTGTAAACGTTGTTGGAAACGATGGGCATCAGAAGTTCATGAAGTAAAATCCAGAGCACGAGGTGGTTCTATTTTGGACAAAGACAATTGTGTAGCACTTTGCCATGATTGTCACTATTGGATAACAACCAATCCACAGCAAGCAAAAGAAACTGGATGGCTAAAGAATTCTTGGGAGGAATGATGCCTACATATGACTACAGATGTGAAAAGTGTCAAATGACAGTTGAAGTTATGCACTCAGTTTCTGAGCATGGACCTAAATGTTGTGAACAACCTATGAACAAGTTGTTTTCTGCAACTCCTGCCATCTTTAAAGGAGATGGTTGGGGAGGTAAACATGGCCAATGAAGCAAGACGCAGAAGAGGCAGAGAAACAGAACTAATCTTTGCAAACTATCTAAAAGACAATGGTTGGATTTATGCAGAGGCAACAAGCTCATCAGCTGCAGGAACCGACATCAAAGGAGTCATTGGCGTAGATTGGGAGATGAAAGCAAGAGCTGATTTCGATCCCAAAGCAGCAATGAAGCAACAAGCAAAAAGAATCAAAGAAGGCGTAATCCCAATTGCAGTGCTAAGACAGAATGGTCAAGGCGAGGCTGATATTGAGAATTGGCCTGCTGTTGTACCAGTCAAAATTATGATCCAACTACTGAAAGAGGCAGGCTATCAATGATTAACCAACACTCCATGGATGCAATTCCACAAGAATGGATGAAGCGAGGAGTGTGTACTGATCCAACTATCGATCCAGATTGGTTCTTCCCTGATACAGAACACAATAATGGTATTGAAGTAAACATCGCACTGAAAATGTGCAGACAATGTCCAGTCAGAATGAATTGCTTGCAGTATGCAATTGACAGTTGGCCAGTATATGGCATCTGGGGTGGACTTAGAAATAAACAAATTAAAGAAATCGTAGACCGGATGGAGACAAGCAAATGAGTGCAGCAATAACAATTAAAGGTCGTATTGGCAAAGATATGGACATCAAGTTTACACAGGCAGGTAAAGCATATGTGCCATTC